TTGATACGTTTAGACGTCGCAATGATTGTAATCACAGAATAGGAGAGAACCAAGAAAAAGTCAATAAAAATACAGTAGATTATGGAATATCTGCTGTCAGATCAGAAGGAGGTGGCTGAAATGGAAGTAGGAAAGATATTGCCTGTTGAAGCAGCAGCCATACTGCATGCATCTCCACAATTTGTTCGGATCGCAATGCAGCAGGGGAAGCTTCCAATTGGGACAGCAATTAAGATGTCTTCAATATGGACATACAACATATCCGAGAAGCTTCTTGCTGATTACAGCGGGAAAGATATAGGAGCTGAGCTGGAAAAAATAAGAGGTGGAAGTAAATGAAACGAGATGCGATCATATCCCTTTTTATAGCCCTTCCAATAGCGAACCTTCCATTTTGGCAGTGGAGAAGCCCGGGAGAGATGCTCCTGATGGCCGGACTGTTCTGGCAGGTGGCGTTCGTGGCTGTGGTGGGGACGGGATATAAGAATAAGAAACGAAGATAAAAAATGCCAGCACATAGCAGTGTGCTGGCAAAGGGAAAAATCCCAGATGTAAACGTTCAACATCATCATAGCATCTGGGAGGAGAACAGTCAAGCGGCACGGGTGAAAAGCCCGTATTTATTTTTGGGGTATGAATCCCCTTACAGGCTTGATTAAACGTATTAGAGATAGGACAAGGATTGCTTATGAGGTGTGGATATATAAGATGGATCTGGGACTGTGGGAACACCAGGGAAGTTGAAGAAAAGCATACGGGCAGATATGGAGCCAGGGGACAGAAAAGACAGAAGAGGAGAAAAGCCACTCCGGAAGAAATCGCTAAACAGAACCAATGGAAAAGGGAACGGGATGTCCGCCGTCTGATTAAATGGAATTTCGGAATAGGAGATTACTGGTTCACACTGACATACAAGAAAGGATCACGACCACCTTGGAAACAGATGCAGAAAGATATGTCAAAGTTTATCCGGAAGCTCCGGGACAGGTATAAAAAATATGGATGGGAGTTGAAGTACATATACCGCTTGGAGATTGGAAAGCAGGGCGGACCTCACGTACATATCCTGGTCAACCGGAAATCAAACAATGAGACAGATACAGGGCTTTTAGTGGAAATGTTATGGAACCATGGCCATGCACAGACGAAGAGAGTATATGACGTAGATTCCGGAGAACTGGCAGAATACATAACCAAGCCGTTGAAAGAACATGAGCCAGAGGACCTGAAACGGTACCACCCATCCAGAAACCTGATCCGCAAGGATCCGGAGAAAGAAGAGATAAAGAAACGGAGCCTGGTGGACAGGCAGGGGATACCGAGAGATCCGAAACCACCAAAGGGATGGGCGATTGTTCTTGGTTCAGTAAAACATGGGAAAAACAAGGTGACAGGCTACGCATACCGGCATTACATACTGGTCAGAACAGGGAATAGAAGGGATTGACATGTGGAAAGTAGACATATATCTGGAGGCAGACAGCAAGGCCCAGAAGAATACAGAGAGAAAATGTGCATATATCCTGGAAACGATTTGCGCCGGCGCAATTAAAACAGCAGAAGGGTTCCAATGTATTTCTGGAACATACCATAGTGCAACCCTTCAAAATCTGGCGGCAGCATTATCGCGGATCAGAAAGACAAGCAATGTCTGCGTCCATACAGAAGATGTTTATGTGGTCTCCCGTATCCGGAAACTTCCGGAAATGGCAGCAGCCAATTGGGAAGATGCCAGAGGCACCAGGATTGGGAACGCAGAACTCTGGAAAAGGATCTGGGAGCTGATAGAAGAGCATCGCTTAACATTAACAGCAAAAGCCGGGAAGCACAGTTACTCAAACTGGCTTCAGGAAGCTATGAAAAAACGAAAGGAGAAGATGTAAATGTTCGAAAGATTTGGAGAGATGAGCAGCTGCAGGGAGATCAACGAACTTGCAGAGAACCTGCTGAATGAAGGAGATATCCAGAGCCTGAAAACGATGGCGCAGGAGAATGGCATCCCGGAAGATTATGTTGAGATGTATCAGTCCGGTAATATCCCATATCTTTGCGATACTGTGACGGCTGCCATGGGGAAACTGGATGTGGAATGCGAATCTCTGAAACTGGCCGGTCTGATGAATGACTGGGTGGAGTATATCCGTGGGCTCTGCATGGAGGATGAGATGGTCGCACACCAGGTCCGCAAGAAAGGAAAGAGCCTGAAGCAGTGCATCGCAGAGATTTTGAAGTATGCCTTTAAGAACCAGGTACCTGTAGACAAGGAGATCATAAAGGCTGCAGGAGTCAACGCCGGAAGAGTAACTTTCGGAGATCCGGACATGGGTACCGCAAAAAAACTGATCCGTGATTACTATCTGGGAGGCAGCAGGAAATGAAGAAAAAGGAGATAGAAAAGATCCCATTCCGGGGCGGTGTCAGGGCAGACAAACAGTATCGTAACACAGCAGTTGCATTTTTCCAGGATATCCGTGGAGAGAGCCATCTGTTTGTTGAAGTTTACGAAAACAAAAAACGGGAGCTGCAGACCCCGTGGATCCGGATGGTGTTTACCCAGAAGGACTGGGGCTTGTATTATCCGGATGCAGGCGTCTGGTCGGCAGCAGGGCTGGATGAAGAAAGGGAAAAGATCGGCAGTAACTGCAAAAAAAAGAGACAACAAGTGTTATATGGCTAGGTCCCAGGGAGATATGGTGTGGAAGTTTGCTGGAGATACGTGGGAACGGAAATACACCACCTGGGTAGGTGCCCTGCAGAGCCTGATCTATAACATCAAAGCGCAAAGAGTCCAGAAAAGGGAAGACAAACGTGCGGACAGGCTTAAAGAACGGGAACAGAACACCTCGCCGCTTCCGAAAGGACTGGAAGACTGGGCGAAAAAAACAGGCATCGGAACAAAACACATCCTGTACTACAAGCGTCATGGAAGATATGCGGATATAGCCTGCTCTGCATGCGGACAGGTGACGGAGGCAGCGGTCAGAAGCAAAGACACCTACGAGGGACAGTTTGAAAAGATAATCCCGGTCCCGCAACATGATTCGGTGGGAACGTGCCCTCATTGTGGTGCTACAGGGGTGTATAAAGCCCAGGGAAAGGCCAAAGGAGTATGGGGGCATAGGATGAACTGCTTTATTGCACAGAGATATAAAGACGACGGAGCAGTGATCAGATACGTGGAGATAGAAAAAATATACAGACTGGATACTTTCCTGGATGAAAAAGAGATCATGACAGGCGCAGGCGAAAAGATGATCATAACTGAGATCGCAAGGACTTACCTGGAAAAAGGAAAAAGGCCACAGACAGATTATCATAAATTTAGTTCTTACTCCGGAGAATTCTGGGATGACTGCAATTTGTGCGGAATGAACAACATTTCGATTAAAGCAGCAAAGATATATCCGGAAAGCTACAAAGAACTCCGGACCACATTCCTGAGATATTCGGCAGCAGAGATGTATGGAAAACATAAGACCATGTACAACCTGAAAGAATACCTCGAAAGATATATCCAATGGCCGCAGATAGAGATGTTTGTGAAAATGGGATTACATCATATAGCGGAATCCATAGTAGAGGGCTACTGCGGGATCATAGCAGACAAGGATGCCATAAAGCCGGAATGTTTTCTTGGAATCTATAAAAGAAGGCTCAGGGACCTGAAGACCTTGCAGGGAAACCCTGACTATCTGAAAGTGTGGCAGATGGAGAAACGGATGGGACTCCACGTGACAGTACAGGAAAGCATATTCCTTGCGGAAAGCCAGGTACGGCAGAGCGATCTGGAAGAAATATTGAAATATACCACAGTAGCAAAGTTCATGCACCGGATAGAGCAATATTCCGGATGCGGGATCCCGGATACTATGCAGGAACTCATGTGCGGAAGGGCGGCAGGTGCCGTAAGCGGTGTAACCCGCACTTATGTGGATTATCTGCATATGAGGATACAGAGAGGGTACGATCTGCATAACCAGATTTTCCTTTTTCCGAGAGATCTGAGGCTTGCCCATGACCAGATGGTCGTTGAGACAAATGTGGAAGAGATCCGCAAGAGAGAACAGACAGTAAGCGAAAAATATCCGGACATCCGAAAAAACTACAGGAGTCTGAGAAACCAATATTTTTACGAAGACGAGGATTATCTGATACGGCCGGCAAGATCAGCAGAAGAGATCGTTGCAGAAGGAAGGATCCTCCATCATTGTGTCGGTGGGGACAGCTATCTGAATAAGCATAACACCGGCCGGAGTACGATCCTTTTCCTGCGTTCGAAGTCAGCGCCGGAAACACCGTATATCACAATAGAGATCTGTGGGACAAAGATATTACAGTGGTATGGGATCCGGGATACAAAGCCGGATGAAATCAGGATAGAAAGGCATCTGAGAAGATACATAAAAGCATTAGAGGAAAAAGATCAGATAAAGTCAGTGACCGCATAAGGAGGAAAGCATGGAATATGTACAGCTGAGCATGGATGAATACATCCAGAGTAAAAACGACATCAAAAATAATCTTGGAGGTATAGTAAAGAGTTTTGTCCGGATCGGATGGCAGCTGAGCAGGATCGACCGGTCAGGCGCTTATAAGAACGATGGATACAGTACGATCGCGGAATTTGCGGCAGCAGAATATGGGATGACCAGGACAGGTGTAAGCCGTTTTATGAACGTATACGAAACATATTCTGCAGATGGGGATACACCGGAATTGAAAGAACAGTACCGGGAATTTAAGTTCTCGCAGCTGACCGAACTCCTGCAGGTACAGGAAGCAGACCGGCAGATGTTCACGCCGGAAGTGAAAAGGGAGGATATCAGAGAATTCCAGAGGTTTGAAAAAGAAAATGAAGCAGATCCGGCCCGGCTGCTTGACTGGAAGGATGCAAAAAGCCCGGAAGAAAAGCTGAAAGCAACGATACAGGAGTTTTGCAGGGAAAATAAAGATATCCTCAACGCAGTGTACAGCTCGATCACGGAACCAAAAGACCTGGCAGAGATGATCAGCCCGTCCGGCAGCAGGAGTTACCGGAAAGGCACTGTGTATCTGATGTTTTACGAGGAAACAAAAGGGATCATGGTCAAGGTGTTCGGAGAGACACCGGTGGATATCACATATCGATATTTTCTCGATGTTGTGCACAGCCTGTTCGATGAGTACGATGCAGGGGCACATACCTGGGAGAAATGCTTCGGGGTACTGCCGGACGAGGGAACAACAGCCCAGAAGCAGGAAGAACCTGTGGAACCGAAAATGCCAGAGCATAGCGGTAAAAACATCGGGAATGTACATGAGGATATTTCGGCGGAGAAGGTGATGGAAAAACCAGAGATTGCGCCGGCGCAACAGGAAGAACAGATCCCTGGACAGGACAGTATCGATCAGCATCCGGAATATATGCCGGAACCGGTGCAAGAACCAGATATCCCGAAGAAACTAGAAGATTCTGTACCGGGGATCCATAAAGAAGAACAGAAGTCCGACCCAGTACCGGAAAACAATGAAACTATTCCGGAAGCTATTCCGGAAAAAGCAATAAGCCGGAAAGAATATCTTGAAACGCTCACATTATACGGCTGGGCGGATTACGTGGCAGCAGCAATGCGGACCTTTGGAAGCATACCATTCTCCAGGTTACGAGAGATCAGCTTCTGGGAAGAATGGCTGTATGGAAAAGTGGACAAAAAAGGACGTCCATGGATTGAGTAAAGGGTGTTTTTGAAAATCCAAATATATCACAACTACATAAGGGG